CTCGAATTTCTGCTGCTTTTGATATGATCCTAGTAAAAAAATAGTTTTACATTTAAAAAGAAATAGTGTATAATAATCACATGGAAAATTTTAGTTCGTATATAACAGAGCAGAAAAACACCCACATGACTCATATTGAGGATAAAGTCATTTATGGTGGTGTGGATGGAACACGACAAGCAATTAATGCTTTACGTGAGTTAAGAGATATGTTAAAAGGAGAACATGATGGCAGTATATCTGTTAAGTGGGATGGGGCTCCTGCTATTTTTGCAGGTACTGATCCTACTGACGGACGTTTCTTTGTTGCCAAAAAAGGTATTTTTAACAAGAATCCCAAGGTCTATAAGACTCCTGCTGATGTTGATGCTGACGCAAGTGGTGATCTTGCTGATAAGCTCAAAGTCGCTCTGCGAGAGTTACCTGCCTTGGGTATCAAAGGTGTCGTGCAAGGTGACTTCTTATATGGGCCTGGAGATTTAAAGAAAGTTAAAATTAAGGGTGAGGACTATATTACATTTCATCCAAATACTATCGTTTATGCTGTGCCAGCAAAGTCGGATGCAGCTAAGGCTATTAAGTCAGCAAAAATTGGAATTGTCTGGCATACAACCTATAAAGGTAACACCTTCGAGTCTATGCGTGCTTCGTATGGAGTTGATGTAAGTAAATTAAAGAAATCTAAAAATGTATGGTCACAAGATGCCATGCTACGTGACTTGACAAATATTACTATGACTAAAAAGGAAACTGATGATGTTAACGAATATCTATCGCAAGCTGGTAAACTCTTCAACCAAGTCTCAGGATCAACTCTCAGACAACTTGAAAAACATCCAGAGTTACCGCGCCTCATTGAAACCTACAATAACACCTTCGTACGAAAAGGACAAGTTATTGGAGATACAGGACGACACGTATCCGGTCTCATTCGTTGGATTAAATCAAGATACCAAGCAGAAATAGATAAACGTAAAACAGAAAAGGGTAAATCAGCCCAACAAGCAAAACTAAATACAATTTTAGAATTTTTCTCATCTAAAAATAGAGATTCACTTAAAAAGATGTTTGATTTACAAAAAGTGATTGTTTTAGCTAAATTAAAACTTATAAATACACTTAATAAATTAAACAAAATTAGAACTTTTGTAAAAACTAATAATGGATATAAAGTAACTGGAGCCGAAGGCTATGTTGCTATTGACAAACTTGGTGGTGATGCAGTGAAAATCGTTGATCGTATGGAATTCTCATACAACAACTTTTCACCCAATATTATTAAAGGATGGGATAAACCGGGAAGAAATTAATGCTATACGGATTTAAAGAACTAATGGTGCTGCCCGTTGAAGAGGGCGAAGACGAACTAATTAAGTATCGTCGTATGAGACATAGAAAAACAGATACCACATCTGAATCGGCTGAATGGGTTTGCGGTAACTGTAATTGTGATCCATGCACATGCGAAGAGATTAATGAAATCCAAACTGGATGGTATCACAAAACACAAAAACATCATACAATTAAACATCCAGACGGTAGTCATTACGGAGTATATGATCATTCTGTATATGGTAAGGATGGTTATGAGATTCGTAAGATCCGTGATAAAGATGGTAAAGCATTAAAAGCAAAAGATAGCCGTAAACAATCTGGTAATAGATATGCAGCTGGTGGTTCTGGTGGACCAACTAAAGCAGCACATGCTTGGGTTAAAAAGCATGGTGGTACAATTACCAACCATAAAGTAAAAGAAGAAGTTGATGAGGCTCTAAACATCCAACAACGTCTTGCCCGTAGTAGACAAGCAAAGAAATATCAAGCACGTCTTAAAATGGGTCGCAAGAAGGCAGCTATGAAAGTTGCTGATAAGACAAGATTGATGAAAAGAGCAAGAAAAGCTGCTCGTACAGCAGTTACTAAAAAACTCTATAAAAATATTGATAAAAAGGATCTTACTGCAGCAAAGAAGCAGGAGATTGAAAAGCGTCTTGATAAGATGGGTCCGCGTATAGATAGATTAGCAAAGAAAATGCTACCTAAAATCAGACAGAAAGAAATGCAGAAAAGACGCGGTTAAAATGATTAACAGATTTACTCAATTTTTAGTTGAAGAAGAAAAGGCAGTTTATTTTACCTTTGGTAGAATGAATCCACCTACTATTGGTCATGGTAAATTATTGGATAAATTATCTTCATTATCTGGTAAAAATGATTATAAAGTATTTTTATCACATTCATATGATCAAGCAAAAAATCCTTTGAAGAATGCCGAAAAGGTAAAGCATGTAAGAAAAATGTTTCCAAAGCATGCTCGTAATGTAATGTTAAATAAAAATGTCAAGACTGCTATGGATGCAGCTGTCGAGTTATATAACCAAGGCTATCGTAGATTAGTTATGGTTGTTGGTTCAGACCGTATCCGTGAGTTTGATGTTCTATTAAATAAGTACAACGGCAAAGATGCTCGTCATGGTTTCTATAACTTTGAATCCATAAAAGTATTATCTGCAGGAGATAGAGATCCTGATGCAGAAGGTGTTGAAGGTATGTCAGCATCTAAGCAAAGAGAAAATGCAAAGAATAATGACTTCGTATCATTTTCTCAAGGTCTTCCTAAATCAATGTCTAATAGAGATGCAAAGGCATTATTTAATGCTGTTCGTAAGGGCATGGGTTTAAAAGAACAAAAAGAATTTAAAAATCATATTCAATTAGAACCGGTATCTGATTTACGTGAAGCCTATATTAGAGATAATATTTTTGAACTAGGCGAACAAGTAGTAATTACAGATAAAGGTATTGTGGGTAATATTAAACATCTAGGATCAAATTATTTAATTGTTGAGTCAAAAGGTGAGACCTGGAGATGTTGGTTAGATGCTGTATCTAAAGTAAATCCAAATCAGGAAGTTAGATGGGATACAGATGAAGTAAGACATGATGATTTCGATGGTATTATAAGAGAAGCACTAAATGAAGCTACAACACCATATGAATGGGGAACACCTGAGGCTACTAAAAAAGCAAAAGAGATGACTCCAGGTGAAAAGAAAGAAGGCAATGGTCTTTGGGCTAATATTCATGCTAAACGTCGTAGAGGCGAACGTATGAGAAAGAAAGGCGAAAAGGGTGCACCTACACCAGATGCTATGAAAAGAGCAAGAGGTGAAATGGTAGAAGGTCCTCAAGATCCTGATATTAAAGATCGTCCAGGTGCACAACCAGCAAACTATCATAAAGGTTTAAGTAAAGCACAAAAGATTGCAAGAGATCGTCAGTTTAAACGTCAAGCTAAAATGGATGATGATAATCCAGCTGCGTATAAAAAGGCGCCTGGTGATCACGATGCTAAGACAAAACCATCAGTTCATACTAAACGTTATAAAAAAATGTTTGGTGAGCAAGATAATGTTGATATTGCTAAGAAAAGAATTGATAGAGAAAAAGAAATGGATAAGCGTAAGCATGACCGTATGATGGATCGTGCTAGAATGCGTGATGTAAAGAAAACCAATAAGGAAACCAAATGATTACTTTTAAATCTTATATTAGTGAGGATGCAACAGCAGCACTTAAAAAGAAAGCAGAGAAATCTGGTATGCCTGTTGGTATTCTTCGTAAAGTTTATAATCGTGGTGTTGCTGCTTGGAGAACTGGACATAGACCAGGAACAACTCCTCAGCAGTGGGGACTAGCAAGAGTTAATTCATTTGTAACCAAATCATCAGGTACATGGGGCAAGGCAGACAAGGATCTGGCGGCGAAAGTAAAAGGGTAAAAAAATGGCAGTTAAATCAGCAGATAAAAAACCAGAGAAATATATTGGTCCAGACGGTAAGCCAAAAGTTAGAATGGTTTCTGTGGATAAAGAAGTTGTAAAAAGTGAAGGTGCAAATGCTACTAAAGCTTTACAACATCATGCTCAGGGAATGAAAGATGCTAGAGCAGATATGAAGGTTGCTAAAACATCTTCTGATATGACTAAAGCCATGAATAAACTTCAGTTCCATACAAAAGCACATAAGAAAGCCACAGCAGCTATGGGTGAGGCTAAAGATGGAGATGGCGTGAATATCGTAAAGGATCGTCCATTTAAAGGTAAGCCTATGAAAAAAGAGCCAGATTCCGGTAAAGGTATTAAATATTCTGATATGAAGCCAGGCAAGCGCCCAATTAACAACGAAGAAGTTGAACTTGAAGAAAATATGGTTGCGTCACTTGCAAAAGATTTTGAAAAACGTGTTAAAAGTAAAGGTTATTCTAGCCGTACACAAGACCGTGAAAGAATGGCAACATTTGCCATGGCAAAGAAAAGAGGTGCTACTGCAGCTGATATGAAAAAATTGGATGCAGCAATAGTTAAAATCATTAATAAACTTGATGAAGCATATAACGAGCCTCAAGGTCAAGCAAAAAGAATGATGTCACCATTACAAAAAATGAGAATGGATAAAGAAAAAGCTGATCGTGATCGTGAAGGTAAACTAAAGCCAGGTGTTATTAAGAAAAAAGCAAAAGTTGATGAACTATCAATGAGCCTAAAGGATATTAAAAAGACTGGTTTAAATAAGGCTGCTTCTGGTAATAAAGAAAAACTAAAAAAAGATTTGGCTAAATTAAAGAAAAACTTAGGTGAAACCAAAGTTGATGAAGTCCTTGATCGTCCAGGTGCATTAGATAGCTATAGAAAAAAAGCTAAAATGAAAAGTGATAAAGCACGTAATACCGCAACGGCTAAACTTGTTCGTGGTAATCCTAATATTTCAAAAGAAAAAGAAACCATTCGTAAGCGTGAAAAAGGCCAAGATATGGCTGATAGAGCTGCTAATAGACACTTTCGTAAATCTCTTGGACTTGGCTATAATAGCAAAAAAGAATCAGTTGAATATGTAAATGAAAAACTAAAAGTATCTGATGGTATGGGTGCTTGGGTAGATGATTTTAAAAAGTCAGATGCACCACAGTTTAAAGGTAAGTCCGAAAAGGAACGTCGTGATATGGCCATTGCCGCATATCTTTCAGCAAAGCGTGGTGATAAATAATGAAAACATTTGCTGAAATTAGAGAAAATAAAGATCCTTCTGAATATGATCAAGAAGGTGATATGGCAAAATCACAACTCAAGACTATGATGGATGCTGCACAAGAACTATATGATATGATGGGTGATGATGATAATTTACCCGAGTGGGTACAAAGTAAGATTACTAAAGCAACAGATTATATTGATTCAGTCAGAGATTATCTAAAGAGCGAAAAAGATGATTAAGTTTAAAGCATTTTTAGAAGAAAAAGATCCTAGACTGGCTCGTGCAGGTGTAAAAGGGTTTAATAAGCCAAAAAGAACACCTGGTCATCCTAAGAGTAGTCATATCGTTGTTGCTAAAGATGGTGATAAAGTTAAGACAATTAGATTTGGTCAGCAAGGTGTTTCAGGTTCTCCACCCAAAAAAGGTGAGTCTGATTCATATGCAGCTCGTAGAAGATCATTTAAAGCACGCCATGCTAAGAATATTGCTAAAGGAAAAATGTCTGCAGCATACTGGGCTGATAAGGTAAAGTGGTAAGTAAGATGGCGGATACTAATGATGCACGACTGGATCGTATAGAAAATAAATTAGATCAGCTGGCTGAAGCTATGATTGCTATGGCTAGATATGAAGAAAAACTGTCTGGTTTGAAAGAAGATCATGATAGAGCATTTGAAAGAATGAACCGCTTGTCTCAAAAATTAGATGAGATACAAGCAAAAGTAGATGATAATGCACATACCGTGCAAATAATTAACAAACTATTCTGGGTAGCAGTCATTGCTATTGCCGGATCTATCGCAGCCCAACTATGGATGTAAGGAAAGTAAAATGAAAACACAAGACATTAAAAACATGGCAAGGGCCTTGCAACAGGTCCAAGAAAAGTTAACAGGTAATCAGCATAAGTTGGATATGGATAAAGATGGAGACATCGATGCCAAAGATTTCAAACATATGCGCAAAAAGAAAAAAAGTGAAAAAGAAGAAATTACTATGAATTCGAAAGTTGAAGTAGATAAAACATCAACTGCTGAAGAACAAAAAGAATCAGCAACTGGATGGAAAATCTATAATCGTATTCTTGAAAAAAGAGATGCGCATTATAAAGGTGCAACAAAACCTGAAACTATGGATGACAAGTTAAAAGGTGCTGGCGCAAAGAAAATGAAATCAGATTATGATGGTAATACAACGGATCCTGATTTTGAAGAAAAAGGGCATGATGATGCCACTAAAGCAGGACAAGCTGGACCTTCAAAGAAAGCACGTCCAGGTGATAACCCTGCAGCAGATAAAATGGAAAAACCTAAGGATACTACGAAAGGATAATATTATGGCATTGAGAGGACCTAAAGGAGCACATCCTACACCACGCGGATGGGTTGATCCCAAAACCGGTGAACTCCTTAAAAGTCAAAGAATCTCTCGCACACAAATTGATCGTTGGTTTGGTAATACAACTGTAGTAGAAACTAAAGTTGAAACTGATGATGTTGTAAGAGATTTTAATAATGATGGTGTTATCGACGAACTTGAAAAAATGACCAAGGCTCAACTAGAAGAATATGGTCGTACAATTGGTATTGAACTTGATCGTCGTCTTAAAAAAGAAACTATGATTAATAATCTAAAAGAA